CAGCAATAGACCGCCCTGGCGAAACCTACTTCTACTGTGCCCCAACCTACCGCATGGCAAAAGACATCGCCTGGAAAGAAATCAAAAAACTCATCCCACCCCAATGGATTCAAGCCAAAAACGAAACCGACCTAAAGATCGAGTTAATTAATGGATCGCTAATCGAACTCAAAGGAACTGAAAACGCAACAACCCTGCGTGGCCGAAGCCTCGCTGGAGTAGTACTTGACGAGGCAGCTTTCATGGATTCCGATGTCTGGTTTCAGGTAATCCGACCAGCCCTAGCAGACAAACAAGGTTGGGCACTCTTCATATCTACACCAGACGGCACAGCTTCATGGTTCTACGATTTATGGTGCTACGTTCCAGAAGATGAAAGCGGAGATTGGAAACGCTGGAGCTTCACCACCATAGACGGGGGCAACGTGCCAATCGAAGAAGTCGAAGCAGCAAAATCCCAACTGGACACCAGAACATTCAAACAGGAGTTCGAGGCAAGTTTCGAGAATCTCACTGGTCTTGTTGCAGTCTCATTTTCAGATTCCAACATTTCTACCGAAGCCGAGGACATATCCATCGCCCCACTCCTCCTGGGAGTCGATTTTAACGTAGATCCACTTTGCGGAATCTGTGCTGTCCGCCACCGAGACATCCTTTACATCTTCGATGAAATAATAATGACGGGTGGAGCAACAACCTGGGATTTCGCAGAAGAGATTACAAACAGATATGGTGTGGAACGCAGAGTAATAGCTTGCCCCGACCCCACGGGTGCTGCCCGAAAAACATCAGGAGTCGGATCAACAGACCACAATATCCTACGCAGAAGTGGATTTACTGTGTCATCTCCCAGATCTCCCTGGAAAATTCGCGACAAAGTAACAGCCGTAAACACTGCACTATATGACGCAACGGGTGAACGCAGAACTCTAATCCACCCCAGATGCAAAGAATTAATAAAATCCCTCCGCACCCTGACATACGCACCAAACACAGGTATGCCCAACAAGAATCTAGGAGTAGACCACGCTTTCGATGCTTTCGGATACCTCTGCCTACAACAATTTAACCTTGCAAAACCAGAGACACTAGGCCAAACTTCGTTTAGAATATACTAAGATACCCTTCTTGCTTATGCCCTACCATTACGGGATGTCCACAACAAAAAAGAAAAAGAAAAAGAAAAAAGGAGGCAAGAAGAGAAGTGAATGTACCTGTAAATAAAGCACTTTACGCTAGAGTAAAAGCTGAAGCCAAACGTAAGTTTGCTGTTTATCCTTCTGCCTATGCTAATGCTTGGTTAGTCCGAGAATATAAAAAGCGTGGTGGAACTTATAGAGTGGAGAAAAAACGTGCCACAAAGAAAAAAAAGTAGTCCTAATCCAAGAGCCAAAGGTGGTTTAACACGTTGGTTTAAGGAAAATTGGGTTGATGTAAAAACTGGTAAACCTTGTGGTCGTTCAAAAGGAGAAAAAAGAGGCTACCCTGCCTGTAGACCAAGTAAACGTGTCTCAAGTAAGACACCTAAGACAGTAGGAGAGATGACAGCAAGTGAAAAAGCTAGATTTAAGCGTGAAAAAACAAGCAGTAAGAAGATAACATACCAACATAGACGTAAAACTACCAAGAAAAAGAAAAAATGACTAAATCTGCTGCCATGAGTCGATGTCAAGGTTACATCGCTACTGTCAAGAAGGGTAAGAAAAAGAAAACTAAGACAAAAAAGAAGAAGAAATAAGTGTAAAATCTATAGTTAAGCGGTAATATAGAGTTATCTAAGAAAAAGTAATGCCAAAAGGATCTTATTCTAAGAAACAACGCAAATTAGCTGCTGTTGCACCTCCAAGAGATAAGATTACGGCTGCTGATCTTAAAAAATTACGTTCCAAAAGGAAAAAACGTAAAAAGAAATGAAACTAACCACTCGCCAAAAGAACAAGCTCAAAGAACATTCAGAACACCATAGCGATAAGCATATGGAGTTTATGAAAAGACGCATGAGAGCAGGAGATTCATTTACTGTCGCTCATAAAAAAGCACAAGCGAAGGTAGGAAAATAATGCCACGTAAAAAAGGAGTCAGTTTATCAATTGGAAGAGGGGAAAAGTCTAAAAAAGGAGGGCTGACTGCTAAAGGACGCAAAAAATATAACAGAGCTACAGGAAGTAATTTACAAGCACCAGTAACTAAAAAGAAAAACTTAACACCAAAAGAAAAAGCAAGAAGAAAAAGTTTTTGTGCAAGAATGTCAGGTATGCCTGGACCATTAAAAGATAAAAAAGGTAGACCCACTAGAAAAGCGTTAGCATTAAAACGATGGAGGTGTTGACATGACTTACGCATTACCAGGGAGAATCCCAACCAGTATTACAGCTAGTTCCTATATCGGTGGAACGGATAGTCCTTTTACTCGTACTAGAGCAGTCTTGGACATGATAAAAGGCTGGGAAATAATGAAAGCTGTCACAGAAGGAACAGAATATCTCAGAGAGAACAGCGAAGCGTTTCTACCATTAGAACCAAGAGAAGATTATGATGCTTATCTTGCAAGAGTTAACAGATCAGTATTTAGTCCTTTTACACAAAGATTAATAAGAGCAGCAACAGGTTTAGTACTTCGTAAACCAATAACTTTAAATGGAGATCCATACTGGACGGAAATGTTCAAAATGGATGTTGATGGTTGTAAATCAGATTTAGATGAATATGCAAGAAGATTATTAATGTGTTCATTAACTTATGGTCAAAGTCATATCCTTGTTGATTATCCTGCTCCTTCTGGTGCTCTTAGTCTTGCAGAAGAAAGAGAACAGAATCGCAGACCTTATTGGATAGAAATAGATCCTAATAATATCTATGGCTGGCGATTGGATCGTGAATCAAATTACGGTAACTTGATACAGGTGAGATTAGCTGAGAAAGCAGTATTACCAGATGGTGAGTTTGGTGAAAAAATTTATGATCAGGTGCGAGTTATAGAACCTGGACGTTTCCGTGTATTCAGGAAAAAACAAACTGTTGAAGATATGTATGAAGATGACGATGGAGCGTATCAGGGTAATATGTCTAGTCCAGCAGGGGCAAAAGATTTTGAAATTGTTGAATCAGGTAATTTTTCATTAGGTGAAGTGCCATTAGTAACTGTTTATTCAGGAAAAGTTGAAAATTTAGTAAGTAAACCACCTTTACTTGATATTGCATATTTAAATATTGCACATTACCAAAGACAGGCTGATTTGATTCATAGTTTGCACGTAGCATCTCAACCAATGCTGGTAATGGAAGGATACGATGATCAAACAAAAGATTTAGCTATCTCTGTCAACTATGCAATGGCAACTCAACCAGGTAATAAAGTTTATTATGTCGAACCAGCTTCTAGTGCATTTGAGGCTCAATCTGCCGAGATAAAAGAATTACAGATGCAAATGGCTACTCTTGGCATCAGTACATTAAGTCAACAAAAGTTTGTAGCGGAATCTGCTGATGCAAGACGCTTGGATCGTGTTGATACTAATTCAATGCTTGCGATGGTTTCTATGGAATTAGAACAGAAGTTACAAAAAGCATTTAATTTATCTGCTGAATATGTTGGAATCGAACCACCAGAAGTAAAAATCAGTAGAGATTTTGATATTGAAAGATTAATTGGACAGGATATTACAGCATTAACTTCCTTGTTCGACCAACAGGTAATAGATAGAGAAGAGTTCCGAGATATTTTGGTGCAAGGTGAAGTCTTACCAAGTGCTAATGAGGTCAAATCTGAATAGTTTGTTAGAATTAGGAGCAAATACATGAAAAGTATGTCTAAACACATTGATTATGTTCAGCAATCAGATGGAACATACAAGTGGGAGATGGCAGAGATTCCTGCCGTCAAATCTTCTCAACCTGTAAAGGAAGAGAAGAAAAAACCTACATCTAAAAAAACTACAACTACAACAAAAGAATAATTTATGGCAATCGAAGAAAAAGTCATTCAGCCTGAGTCTGTGACCAACGCTGAACAGCCCGTGGCTGAAACTCCTTCACAACCACAAGCAACACCAACCGCACCTAATCTTGATTCTGTTAAAGCAGAATATGAAACAAAAGTAGCTGCTCTGCAAAAACAAATAGCAGAAAGCGAAGAAAAATTTAAAGGTGCAAAATCTAAATTAGATGAAGTCTATAAGAAAAAAGAAGCTGAACGTACCAAACAATTAGAAGATCAGGGACAATGGAAAACTCTTTGGGAGGAAGCAAATAAAACTGCTCAGGAAAAAGATCAACAGATTTCTACTTTGTCTCAACAGTTGCAGGATATGAAAACTTCAAATGAAGTTGCTTCAACTAAAACCACAGCACTTGCAGCTATAAGTAATCTTGGAGCGATTAACGCAGAACAGACTCTATCACTGCTTCAAGATAAGTTACAAAAGAACAGTGAAGGGAAAGTTGTAATTATCAATGGTGGGGTAGAACAGGATCTTACTGCATATCTCAGTAGTCTTAAAAACCCTGGCAGTGGTTGGGAACATCACTTTAAACCAAGTTCTGCTGCTGGTATGGGTGCAAAGCCTAGTCCTATATCAAATGTGTCAGGTGGAACAGATAACCCCTGGAACACTGGCAATTTGACGCAACAGCTTATAATGGAGAATGAGAACCCTGAACTCGCAGCCGTGCTGAAGAGAGAGGCTCAGAAAAAATAGTTAGTTTCCGTGAAACTAATGCCCTTATCCGTGATTAGGGTATCGCAAAAAAATTAAAAGGTAATCTGAATGGCTGCTCCGTTTCAGAATTACTCTGGCGGTGTCCTATTAGCGGATGTCGTTAAGAGAAATAATTTTAGTACTTACGTTTCAGAAGCTATTAAAGAGCGTAGTGCTTTTATCAAATCTGGTGCTATTACTCGTAACGCATTATTAGATGCAAGCGAAGGTGGTACAAGAATCCAAGTTCCAGAGTTCAACCCAATCGCTCCAACAGAAGAAATTCTTACTGGTGCTGCAAACTGGGGAACATCTACTGCTGGTCATTTAACACCACAGAAAATTGGTACTGCAACACAGGTTGCAACAATCTGCCATAGAGCATTTGCTTATGCTGTAGATGATGTTGCTATCTTGGCTGCTGGTGAAGATCCAATGGGTCATATCAGAAACCAACTTGCAGATGCTATTAACAAATTAAACAACGCTAGATTATTCTCACATTTAGCTGGTTTATTTGGAACTGCATTATCTTCCAACAAGTTAGATGTAGCAAAAGCTGGTGCTAGTGCTACTGAAGCAAACTTCCTAACAGCTTCTACAATCGCAAGAGCTAGAAACTTATTAGGAGAAAGAGGAGAGGATCTCGATATTCTTATCGTTCATCCATCTGTTGCTTACTACCTAT